AGATGGTTCACAATTTTTTGATGAGCATGCAAAAATTTGCAGTATCGGGATGCAAGCAGTCGCTTCCAGAAATCCTCGCCGAGCGAGAATCTATTTGCCGCGCTTGCGACCAATGGGATTCCGAGGCGTTTCATTCAACCGGCCGCTGTCGCAAATGTGGTTGCTCAACTTGGGCAAAGTTAAGGATGGCAACAGAGCGTTGTCCCTTGGGAAAATGGGATGCGGTTGACATTTCGACCAAATAAATGCCGCGCGATTTATTTGTTGATCTAACAAACCAGAGGCTTGCCGCCAGCACAGGATCGCTCGCGCCTTCTGCGACTCAAGAATTTGTTGCAGGAGATGAGCAAACAATTCGACTCTTTTTTGTGCAACCAACTGGTAGCGTTGTCAGTCCGTTTTCTGTTGCTAATAAAGCCAGCGCATCGGTAAAATTTGGTATCGGCAATCCGACTGCGATTCCTGTTGATGGATCATTCAAGCTAACTTTTGGCGGAAGCGTGGCGAGTATGAATTATTCCGCTACCGCTGGCGCGGTATCAACCGCGCTTAATGCAATGACGGCAATGCAAGCCGCTGGTGGTTGTGCGGTGACAGGGGGAGTCGGGCAGTCATACATTGTCCGTTTTAATTCAAACTCCGCGCAAAGCACAATTACCGCAACCGCCACGGACTTAATTCCAGCAACAACCGCAACAACGACAAAGCGGGTCGCTGGAGGCTCGCAACAAGAGGTGCAGGAGATTGTCTTCAAAGTTGCGCCTGCCGTCTTTCAAGACACTTGGGCCGCTGTTACAGGTGCGGTCACATGCCGCACCGCTGTCGTAGATTTTTCAAACGCTAACCTTCGGGATTTAATCGGCTCGCAAAACAAGGCAACAGCGAGACTCGAAATTCAGCTAACCGAGGCCGATGGAACCTCAACCGTAGTCGCCACCGAATGCGTATGCAAAAATCAACTTCTCGTATGACAGATCACAACGCAATCTATTATGGTTTTTTTGGGACGAGTGCGCCGACTGCCGCTTTTCTCATTTCGTTTACCGAACTTGAAATGTGGCTTCGCATTTTGTCCTTGATCATAGGAATTGCAACGGGCATCGTTATGTTCTACAACCTCGTTAAGAAAAAATGAAATCGCTATTCACCAAACTCAAAGAACCCTCCACATATCGCGGTCTTGCTATCATTGGCGGACTTGCCGGAATTACGCTTGATCCTTCCGCTTGGGAGACTATCGGAACCGCCGTTGCGGCGGTTATCGGATTGATCGAAATTTTCCGAAAGGAAAAATGATTCCGGCTAAAGACATCGCATTCGGCATTATTGTCGCGGCGTTTTTTCTTTTGCTGATTTTTTTTGTTACTGGTTGTTCTTCCTTCGGGACGCCTCAAGTCTGCGTTAAGACAGATTGGGGATCGTTCTGCTATCAGTTGCCGGAGATGCCAGCGTTGCGGGACAAATGACCTTCGACGAGCGGACAGAACGCAACATTGCAACTCTCCATCCTCGGGCGCAAAAAAGGGCAAGGGAGTTTATGCAACTTGTCGTGCCGTTGATGGCGCGGAAGGATGTTGTTGTTAAAATTATCAGCGGACTCCGAACCTATGCGGAGCAAGATGCGTTATACGCAAAAGGCAGGACAACGGCAGGGCCGAAAGTGACAAACGCGAGGGCCGGATACAGCAACCATAATTTCGGCACGGCATGGGACATCGGACTTTTCAAATCTGGACTCTATCTTGCGCAGTCGCCGCTTTACAAAGAAGTCGGTGAAATTTCACGATCACTTGGGTTGAATTGGGGCGGTGATTGGAAATCGTTTGTTGACCTCCCGCATTACGAGGTTCCGACAGGTTTAACCCTCGCGCAGATGCGTGAAAGGGTCAGTTTGAAGCAAGATATTTTCGCCTAAAAAAAGACTGCGCAGGCTCTCTGGCAGAGGCTATCGGGGAAAGTAAAGATTTTTCTTCAAAAAAATTTTTCAAAAAAATCTTTTCATTCTGATTTTTTTTTGAAGAATCACCTCCATCGAAGGCAACCCGCCCGAGAGAAACCAAAAACTAAAAACTAAAAACTAAAAAAATGAATACACAAAATATCAAAATCATCTCCCGTCACGACACCCTCGCAGAAGCAGTCGAAGCAAGTGGAATCGATCTTTCCTATAACGAGCAAGCCGCCAGAGAGGAAATTCGCTGGATTGATAATGGCCATCGCGGCCACAAGTGCATTCAAGCATTCGTCTGTGAGGACGGAAAAGTCCGCTACATTTATCAAGCGGACATTCGGCTTCTCCATGTTTTCACGCCATTCGTTTCGTGCCTTTCAAGCAGTCCATTTCAAGTCGCATTTCAATTAGCGGACACGATCAATTATACTGGAATCTACATTCAAAAAACTTCAGAGAATCGCAAAAAAATCCGCGCCTTGCAAAATAGCCCCGACGATTTGATTGAGGGACGCCACCACTTGCTCGCCGCCTAAATAATAACGGCGGGAGTCCGATCCTCCCGCCGCTTTTCAAAACCAGAAATCTAAAAATATGAACGAAACAGCCGCAGAAAAATTAGCCAACTTGCAGACGCTTCAAGTCTGCGCCAAGGATCAAGAAATCAACATCTCGATTTCTGTCGATGAAGATGGGTTTTACCTTATCGGGAATCGTATGTTTCCCGATTACAAATCAGCATTAAAATTCATTGCGGGGGGGATGGTATGAACCACGATTACATCCGCCTCCTTGGGTTTTTCCTCGACTTCCTCGAAATGATTTTTCTGCCAGCACTCCTGTTGTGGATCACATGGAGGATTTCCAAATGAGCGCGACAGAAAAGCAGTTCCCGACTTGTTTGCCACCCGAGGCGTATATCCGTATTTGCAGAGCGGCAAACAATGTGGTCGAGCCTAAATTCCGTTCATCGGTTTACCCGAAAAAAGATGAAAAACCAAATGCCAAGAAACAAAAAATTTGAACTGCGATATACCCGCGAGGTTGCCTGCAAAATGATTGAGCAAGCGATGGAGGATGTTCATTCAAACAAGAAATTTAAATCGAAAAGTCTAAACGATCTTCAAGAAGTATATCGCTCAAGCGCGATTACATTCTTCCGTTCTAAATTCTTTGAGTTTATGTGCGACGCCTTGCAACTGAACGCAGATGCGATCCGATTCCGAGCCTTCCGATGAAAATCTTTGCCATTGATGCCGGAACTGAAAATTCGGCTTTCGTAATTTACAAAACAGGGGGGGGCATAATCGACCACGGCATTGTTCCAAATACCGAGATGCGGCAACTGCTCATTGGGCGGGAGTATGATTTGGTTTCATGCGAGATGATTGCTTGTTACGGGATGCCCGTAGGGGCATCCACATTCGTCACCTGCTTGTGGATCGGGCGATTCATGGAGGTGGCGAGAACGGAATTTTTATTAGTTTATCGGAAGGACATAAAACTTTTCCTGTGCGGTTCAATGCGAGCAAAAGATGCCAATATCAGACAGGCATTGATTGACCGCTTGGGGCCGCAGGGAACAACCAAAAATCGTGGGGCAACCTACGGAATAAAATCCCATACTTGGGCGGCGTTGGCGGTAGCCGTTTTTACTGCCGAAACAAAAACCAAATAACAGAAATGAAAAAAACGACAGGACAAATCAATCGGCCTCAACGGGTCGTTCTTTATGGAGTTGAATCCATCGGCAAGACAACATTTGCGGCGCAATTCCCTGCGCCGCTATTTATCGACATTGAAGGAGGATCGCAACATTTGGATGTTGTTAGGTGGGAACTTGAGCAACAGGAGGATTCGGCAAAATGGCGCGAGTTCCAGCAAGCGATTGTCGAGGCAAAAAATACAGATCACGGAACCATCGTTGTTGACTCGATAGATTTCGCTGAACGCATCTGCTCCGATGCTTTGTGCGCCGAAAACAAAAAGAAATCTATTGAGGATTTCGGCTACGGAAAAGGCTATGCGATGGTTAGTGAGCGCATGGCAAAAGTCCTTGCGTCATTTGATGACCTCATTCGCGCCGGAAAGCATGTCGTGATTATAGCGCATTCGCAGATCAAACGATTTGAGGCTCCCGATGCGCTTGCTCCGTATGATCGTTACGAGCTTAAACTTCTCAAGCAGACCTCGCCGATGATCAAAGAATGGGCCGACGAGTTATGGTTTCTGCGGTTCAAAACAAAGGTTGCCACAAGTGACAGCGGCAAGGGTAAAGGCATCGGAGGAAAAGAGCGAATCATGCTTACAACTCATGCCGCCGCATACGACGCAAAGACTCGTTCGGGGCTTGCCGAGGAATTGCCGCTTGAATGGGCAAGCGTGGCGCATTTGTTTAGTTCAGCGCACAAGGCAACGCTTCCAGATGGGTTCGAGATTGCTCCTGTCGTTTCAGAACAGGATGCGGTTGCCGCTTTGGAGGAAAACGAAAACAGCGTCAATTCATTCCTTGCGAGTCGCGGCAAAATCAAGCCGGAGCAAACATGGCGCGACTGCGATGCGGATTATCTTAACAAGATATTTGCAAGGGTCGATGAGTTCATTGCCGCCGTAATCAAATGGAAGGGGCAACAAAAGTGAAAGAGATTTCACCATCGACACTCCCAAAGCTGGCGGAATGCGCCCTGTTTGAAAATGGGGAGGGGGGGGATAAGTCTTCCGCCAATCGTGGAACCAATATCGACATTGCGATTCGCAGGGTCGTTTGGCAATGCCAGTTCGATCCTATTGTGAGCCTCGAAAAAACTGCGCACAAAACCTTGAAGGACATTCTTGGGGATGAGCCTTCGGAAGAGGATTGCGCAAGCGTTATTTGGGGGGCGCAGGAATTGTTGCGCCTCGCAGATGGCGAGATTGTTGAGACTCGCGAAGAAAACCTTGCTATGGGCGTTCCCCGTCTTTCAAAGATGGGGACTGCCGATGGCGGTTGCTGGCCGAAAAAATGGGTCGCCGATATAAAGACAGGTCAAGCCAGAAATTACCGCGAGCAACTCGGGGCATATAGCCTTGCGTGCATGCGAGATCATTTCGAGGACACATGGACGGCGCATGTAATTTATGTCGATCAGAAGTTCACGAGGACATACTTCTTTGCGAAGGAGGAAACTGAACGAATGCTTGAGCGCATTCTGAATGAGGCGACCAGCGCAGGCGCGAAGCCAACTCCGTGCGAATATTGCTCATGGTGCAAGCATTACAATTCTTGTAACGCTATCGTGCGACAAGCGAAGGATGCTCTCGATTTAATCCCCGCCCAAAGCGGGGAAACCTTGGATCAAATAAAGGAAAGAATCCTTTCCAGCAATGAATCGCTTTCGGCCTTTGCTCAAAATTGGAAGCTGGCTGAAAAGGTGATTGCCGAGCCAGCATTGGTCGAATTAAAAAATCGAATAGAGGGGGGGGCTGAAATTGACGGATGGCAGGTTATCGAAGTCAATGGCCGCGAGTTTGCGGATAAGCGAACCATTCTCTCATTCATTCAAGCAAACAATCTGTCAATGGATGATGTCGTAACATCATTCGGGGGCAAAATGTCTGGTGATAAATTTCGGGAACTTGCGGCAAAGGCCGGAGCGCAGGCACCCGAACTTCCGCGAGGAAAAGAAACAAAACAACTCCGCCAAACAAAAACAAAAAAATAGAAAATAAATATGCCAACATATACAGCAGGAAAAGCAGTTCAAAATGTCACTTCGGGTATCTATGATTGCGAGATCATAAAAGCCGAGGAGAAGATCAGCGAAAAGGGGAACACCATGATTAAATTGGATGTTCAGATTATCCGAGCAGATGGAACGCGAGGGCCGACCATTTGGGATTATTTGGTATTCGTCCCGAAATCGTTTTTCAAAATTGACCATGTTCTTTGGTCAATCGGAACCAAGCCAAAAGAAGGCGAGACCATCAATGTTGAAGCTGGCGATTTCATAGGCCAGAAGGCTGTCGTTGAAGTCGGCGAAACCGATGGAGACAATGCAGGCGTTCGCTTCAACAAAATTGAGCGTTGGATTTACGGCGATGAAAAGGCCGATTTCAAATCTGGCAAAACTAAAGATCGGCATATTCAGTCGAAATCTAATGGCTATTCGCCAGACGGAATAAGCGAGTTCTAATGCGAAATTCCCTGTCGCTACGGCTGTCTATCTGTTTGAACGATGTCCCCATTGGGCCGAGAATCATAAAACAAGAGCCTCTGCCCATTCATCAACAAACTTATGAAGACACGCCGAGCGGCAGGGAAATTGCCAATTTACATTTGGAAAAAATCAAGCAATACCTTGAACGAAATCGCGAGTGCGATGGAGTTAAGAACCCAACAAAATATATCAATCTGAAATGAAATTGTGGCGTAAGAAGTATCCCGTTCGCTCGTGGCCCGTGAGAACACCAGATGGCATGGTGTATGATTATGAAATAAAGATCGACGGCAAGTGGCTGGAAGTTGTTACGGAAAACGACAAGTGGGACGAGATTCAAGCAGAGGATGCGCTTCAACGATACCTAAAACAAAAGACGAAAGACAAAAAATGATAACGAACTTTGAAGAACAAACAGGCAGACTTTCCGCAGAGGAATTGGTGATGGTGGACTTAATCATTGACGAGTTGAAAGACCGCGATGAGGCACACGCAATCAAAACAGATCAGTTATGCGACCAGATCGGATGGGGCTTCGGTGACAAGCCATTTCGCGGGGCAAGACTCCGAAAGATCGTAAACGCAATCCGCTCAAGCGGATTGTTGCCAATCATTGCCACAAGCAGAGGGTATTATTGTAGCTACGACCCCGTAGAGATCAGCCGACAAATAACCTCCCTCAATGAGCGAGCCGATGCGATTATCAACAGCGCACGAGGCTTGGAACGATTCTTGGAACGCCGCCTGCAACCAGAATTATTCTAATGATTTTGTCGCCAGATTTCTGCGACCACTACAAAACGAAAATCTTGATTCGCCTTGGCGGACATGCGGCAGTCTTTTCCTTACTCAAATTGTGGAGTCAATGCCAATTCCGCAAAAGCGAGATCATCGAAAAGCCGACCGAGATTATCGCGGCGATTGCCGATTGGCAGGGGGAACCCTCTGTTCTGGAAGATAGCCTTATTTCGGCGGGATTCGCTCGCAGGGAAGGGGCAAAATTCATCCTCCACCAATGGGAGACGCAGAACAAAAAATTGCTCGCAAATCAAGAGAACGGAAAAAAGGGTGGACGCCCTAAAAAACCCAAAAACTACGGAGTCAAATTGTGAAAGAAATTAACCCAACAGAAACCCAACAGAAACCCAACGAAAACCATACCGGCCTTAGAAAGACAGATAGTCTTTCTATTATAGAAAAAAAGACGCTGGGACAGGTGCCGAATGTCCCATCGGCAGAAATTGCGGCACTCTCAATTATCCTGCAAAATTACGATGCCTTGGATGCGGCAAAATGGGATTCAGATTTGTTCTTGAATCCATGTTATCGCGTCCTGTTGGCTACGGCCAAAGAAGCGCACCAGTTAGGGCATAAAGCCGACCTGTTCCGCTTGCAGACCATGCTTGAGCATAAAGCGAAGATCGACGATGCGGGAGGCTACCACACGCTGACCGAGATTTATACCGCATACCCTTGTGGGGATGTTGCGATTGCCTTGGAGTTCCGAAAGGATTTGCTCAAGGCAAGGAAGTATCGGAAGGCGTTGCAGAAGATAGCGGACAGCAACGAGGACATTCGCAATATGCGCGCAGACCTCGCGGGGATTGCCGAGCATCTTACCCAAGGCGATGAGGATTCAGCCGCGCATCCGACGATGCGCGATCATTGCATGGCATTACTGAACGAGCTGGAGCGCACCGAACCGAAAGAGAAGTTCAAGACAGGGGTCGCCGGACTTGATCGTTTGCTTGGGGGCGGATTTGAGCGTGGGACGGTCGCTGTCTTTTCGAGCGAGACTTCCGGCGGCAAGTCCATTGCTTTGCTTCAAACGGCCCTGCAATCGGCTTTAAACGAAAAAGCGGGGCTAATCTTCAGTCTTGAGATGAGCGTCATTCAAGTTCTGGCTCGCCTTGTAGCGAGCCGAACAGGTTGGAAGTGCGTTGGCGTTTCCGAGAAACCTTCGCAGATTCATGTGAACGCCATGCAGAGAGGGATCGGTGAAATATCGAAATTGCCGATTCAGATATTCGACCAGATTCAAGACATTGACGCCATCGAATCAATCTGCAAACTCTCAAAGAAAAATGGGGCAGGGCTTGATTGGATTGTTGTCGATTACATTCAACTTTGCTCTCCGTCAGCAGACAGCAAGAGCGAGACACGCGAGCAACAAATCAGCGAGGTTGTGCGCAGGCTAAAATTACTTGCGCTTCAAAACAACATTGCCGTATTCACGGCATCTCAACTCAATGACAAGGGCGAGCTACGCGAGTCCCGAGGGATCGGGCATCATGCCGATTATGTCTTGATGATCGACCATTCAAACCATC